TTGGTTTGAGAAAAAGTCTTCTGGTTGGGTTTGTTATGGTTCTTATGGCTATTATTCTTATTCCTATGCTGGGGTTGGGTTGTTTAAATCAGAAGAAATATCAAATTTTTGTGGTAAATTATTTCTAGAGGATTACATTAATATAATGGAAAAATAAAGGATGAGTGTATTACATTTCTTCTAGTTGAGTTTGTAATAATTCTAATGACAATTATTCTAATTCCAATACTGAAGTTGAGATGTTTAATTAGTATTTCAATATAAATATACTATCCTCACCTATTGGTGAAAAATAAATAATAAAAAATTATCTTTGGTACCTTTATTGTGGAAAAAGATTATTTAACTAAATAATGAATTATAAATTAGAAAATTTTGATGAATTTCTATTAGCTAAGGATGAATCTATTAAGGATATGGGTTGGATAATGGTTATTAATTCATTAGATGTTAAATCAATGAATATAGATGAATTAACATTATTAAAACTTAGAATAATCCAAAAGAAATATACTCCTGAAAAATTAAATAAACAATTTAGATGGAGAGAGGAATATTATTCTAATATTAATAAAATGAACTTAACTAAATCTATTGAGAAAAGACTAAAGAGATTTAGTAGAAATAATAAGATAAATGCTTTTCATAAAGTACAACAAATAATTAAAAAAGAATATGTCAATAAAACAAACAGTATATAAACCAACAGAAACTTATAATTTATTAAAAAGTTTAATAGAATCCAATGATAAAATTATCAATGGTGGTGGATTACCAGTATCAATTTCTGTTGTAGGAGTTCATGGAATAGGAAAGACTACTATTATTAGAGAGTTAGCTAGTGATATGGGCAGAGATTTTTTTAAATTAAATCTATCACAAATAACAGAACCATCTGAATTAGTGGGATTTTATAGTAAAGAGTATGAAATGGCTAAAAAAGATGTAGAATCTATTTGGTGTACAGAAAATATGATTCCTGATTATACTAAACTAGGATATGAAAGAACTAAACTTAGTAAAACTACAGCTTGCCCTCCTGACTGGGTTGTTAATTTAAAGGAGAATGGTATATTATGTCTTGATGATTTTAGTAGAGGTAATCAATTATTAATGCAATCAGTTATGGAGATTTGTAATGAGGGAACTATGATTGGTTGGGATTTAAGTTCTAAGAAAATTCAAGTGATATTATCAGAGAATCCAGATGATGGAGAATATAATGTACAATCTGTTGATAGTGCACATTCATCTAGAATGGTTAAAATGAATATGATTTGGGATGCTAAAGATTGGGCTGAAAGAGCTGAAAAAATAGGACTTGATGAAAGACTTATTAATTTTGTATTATGGGCTCCTGAATTGTTAGAGAATAAGAAATCTGAAGGTATTAGTGCTAGTGGTAATGTTAGTCCTAGAATGATGGATAAATTCTTTAGTTTAGTGTCTACAATTGATGATTTTGACAAGCATTTGGATGTTATTAGCACATATGGTGATATATCTGTTGGTAAAGATTTAACAAGTCAATTGATTAATTTTATTAATAAAAAACTTGACAAATTACCTAGTATAGATAAACTAATCAAAGAATATGATGTTGCTACAGCTAAATCTCAATTAACATTGTGTTGTGGTGATAGTGAGAAAGATTCTACTAATTGGAAATCAGCTACAGCTGCTATTCTAACAACTAGAATGTATAACTATATGAGATATCATCATAAGACTGTTACTAAAGATCAAATTAAACAATATTTGGAATTATTATTGCATCCATCTTTTTCTGTTGATCAAAAATATTTAATGTGCAAGCAGACAGTAGGTTTATCAAACACTTTTTCTCAAATAATTGCAGGTGACCCTCGATTTATAAAGTACATGGTTAAGTAATTCTGGTATGATTATTGTACTATATAGCATATGAAAATAGCAGAATGTGGGTTTGTTTACATGATTACTTGTATTATTACTGGTAGAATTTATGTTGGAAGTGCTGTTGATATTGAAGAAAGATGGAGATATTATTTTCAATTAAATTGTAAACATCAAACAAAACTTTATAATAATTTAAATAAATATGGTACTGGTAATCATATTTTTGAAATAGTTTGGGCTGGTGAACTTTCTGAAATGTATAAATATGAAACTCTTATTGGGTGGGGTTTTAATGTATTAGAAAAAGAGACTGGTTTAAATTTAAGACTTCCTAAGTTTGGTGATAGTTATAGTTGTATGAATGAAGAAACTAGACTTAAAATTGGTATTTCTAGCACAGGAAGAATAAAATCTGAATTAACTAGAGCCAAACTTAGTAAAGCTAATAAGGGTAAAAAGAGAACACAAGAAACGAAAAACAAATTAAGTAGTAGCTTAACAGGTAGAGATTTTTCTGAAGAACATAAAAATAATATAAGTATTTCCAAAGTTGGAGATAAAAATTATTTTTATAATATGAAAATATCTAAAGAAATTCTTGATAAAAGAGCTAATACCAGAAAGAAACCTGTATTACAATTTGATATGAATGATGTTTTTATTAAAGAATGGAGTAGTGCTTTAGATGTTTTTAAAGAACTCAATATTGATAAGGAAAGAATAGGAGCTTGTTGTAGAAATTATAAATGGTGCAAATCAGCAGGTGGTTTCAAATGGAAATATAAAAATAAAAAATAATGAAAAATATAATGTATATAGTATATAATCCAAAAGATACTAGTCCTTTAACTAGTTATAAATTATACAGAAAATCAGGAACTGCTCAAGCTCAAATTACTAGAGCTAATAGATATGGTACTGGGTATATAGTTAGACAAGTAGAATTAAAACTTATATGAAAATAATAGAAATAAATAATAATAAGTATATAGATCAAGATTTATTTGATTATATTAATCAAATATGGGTGAACTATGATATAGAAGTTGATAAAGATTCTTGTATTTATTTTTGTAAAAATACTACAGTTAATAGATTAATAACTGATTATACTGGTAAGAATATATCAAGAGTCATCAAAAGAGAGAAAGCTGATTATGTTATAATTAATAAATTTTCTCTTAATAATTTTCCACAATATTCTGATGGGGTTAATATAACTGAAGATGATACTAAAGAAGTGGTTTATGGAATATATAATCATTCATGTGAAATTCAGGATACTATTGAATTAATTGTTGATTTTCATGATAGAAAACAAGAAGTTAAATATGTTAATCAGAACAAACTTAATGATAGTTTGAACAATGGATTTATAGTTGATAAAGAGAGTTATACTACTATTAAAGAGTTAGTTGATAGTAGTCATAGTGATAATCATCAATTAGCTGTTAATATGTTAGTTCAAAGTGATTTAAAGAATAATTGGCCTTGGTTGTTATATTTATATCATGATAAATATGGTCAAATTACAAATTATGATAAAAAGAATATAATAGTTAATTATTTTTCTACATTATCATTAGGTTTTTCTTTAAAAGATTTACTTGGTAGAATAGATTTATCATTAGAAGTTATTAAAGATGGTGATGTCAGAGATAGATTTATATATTTAGTTAAGTCAAGATTTCAGGATCAAATATCTCAATATTTTGGACAAATTGGAACTAATAAGTTTGAATTACAGGATTTTAAAATAAAATGTAATGGATAGACCAATTTTAAAAGAAACTAAATATGGACAAAATATTTATGATAGTAATGAATGGGAAACATTTTTTAAAGGGGGAATGTTAAATTATTCTAATTCTGATATATCAGGAAAAACTATTTATGTACAAGCTAAGACTATATCTCAAAATAAACTTAGAGAATCTGGATTTGTAATAACTAGAGATTCTTCTAAAGCTGATGTTATAGTTATATCTGATTTTTATAATAGTAAAAATTCTTATTCTTATGGAGTTAAAGGAACTGTAGCTATTAAAGAAGCATTTGATATAGAATCATTCTTTGATAAATATAAGCAGTCTAATACTTATATATTAGATAAATATCTTTATAAATATGATGGGAATCAAGATTTATTTTATTCATGTAAAGATTTATTGAATTCTAAAATTAACGATAATGTTAAAATGGCTATGGAATTTATATCTAATGCTAATTGGACTAATAATGAAATATATTTATATGAAATATTCAATTTATATTGGATTGAAGTTATGAGAAATAACACATATAAAAATAGTATTAGTTTTAAAGGATTTTTAACATCATTAGATTTTAATCATGAAACTAGTAATTTATATGAGGCTTCTGATTACAGAGTTTTATGTAAGAATGAAGAACATCATGAATGGATCTATAAGAAGTATGAAGAAGCTTTTAAACAAGAATTAGATGAATTGGTTAAATCTTTTAAAATAAAACTTGATAAAATAGAATATTCAATTGATAGAAATACTGTATTATAATGAAGCAATTATTTAAAAAGGATAGTAAAGGTAAAATCAGGTTGTGGACTATTTATGCTATGAACTTTGAATTAATTCAAGAGAGTGGATTAGAAAGTGGTAAAATGGTTATTCATAAAAAGTCTTGTACTGGTAAGAATATTGGTAAAAGTAATGAAACATCTCCTGCTGAACAAGCTAAATTAGAAATGGAGTCTTCTTATTTAAGTAAGTTATCTGAAGGTTATTTTCAAACAAAAGAGGAAGCTGAAAATGAATTGGTTATACTTCCTATGTTAGCCAAATCTTATGATGATTATAAAAGTAAGATAGACTGGAATAATTGTTTTGTTCAGCCTAAACTTGATGGAATGCGTTGTTTAGCTATTATCAAAGGAAAACAAGTAATTTTAATATCTAGAGATGGTAAAATTATTGAAAATATGGATCATATTATCAAAGAATTATCAGAAAAGCTTTATGGTGAGAATATTGTCTTGGATGGAGAATTATATGCTCATGGAATGAGTTTTCAAGAGAATATGAAACTTATTAAGAAATATAGACCTAATAAAACTGAACAGATTAAATATCATGTTTATGATTATATTTCTACAGATTCATATAATACCAGACATTCTTTAATTTGTAAAAATTTAATTGGTTTTAGAACAGTTGAATTAGTTGATACAGTACCATGTAAATCAGAAAATGACCTAAAAGTATCTCATTCTTTAAATATAGAAGAGGGATTTGAAGGATCTATTGTTAGACATGGATTAACTGGTTATAAAATTGATGGTAGAAGTTCTAATCTTTTAAAGTATAAAGACTTTAGTGATATGGACTTAGAAATATTTCAAATAACAGCTAATGAAGCTAATCCTAAACATGGTACACCGCACTTTAATTTGAATGGTAAAGCATTTAAAGCTGGAGTTAAAATGTCACATGAAGATAGAGAAGATTTATTAACCAATAAAGATAAATATATTGGTAAAATAGCTAATGTTAGATATTTTGAATTAACGGATGATGGTATTCCAAGATTTCCTGTTATGATAGGTATTCATGAAGATAGATAATAAATTATGAAAACTAAAAGAGATATTATTCAAGATTCTATCTCTGATAGATTTATTGATGCTGGTTTTAAAGGAATAATATATGCTGCTCCACGTGTGGGGAAAATTAAAATAACTATTAATTGTTTAAATACAAAAGATAAAATTTTAATAGCATATTCTGAAGTGAGCATTAAAAAGTCTTGGCAGGATGATTTTAAAAAATGGAAGTTTAAAGGAAAGAAGATTAAATATTCTACATATCATTCATTCAAGAAATTAAGAGAACCATGTGATGTTTTAGTATTAGATGAAGTACATTTAATATCTGATGCTCAAATGTTAGCTATTAAGAAATACATTTATATTTTAGGAATTAAGAAAGTGATAGCATTAACTGGTACATTGGCAGATGATACTAGAGATAAGTTGTTACAAATCTTAAATCTAAAAGTATTAGTACATTATTCTATAGAGCAGGCTATTTTAGATGGTGTAATATGTGATTATATTATAGATGTTATAACAACTCCTTTATCTACTATTAATGATATAGAAGTTAAGTGGAAAGGTGGTAAATTCATAACTTCTGAAAAAGCAGCTTTCAATTATATATCTAATAAGATTGAAAATGCTAATAATAATGCATCTATGATGTTGAGACTTAAAAGAATGCATATGATTAAAGCTTCTAAATCTAAAATGGAATTAACTAAAAAAGTGTTAAAACAATTAGAGGATAAAAGGGTTTTAGTTTTTACAGGATTAATTGCTACATCTGATAGTTTAGGAATTGATAGTTATCATTCTAAAAGTAATAATGAACAAGTTAAGGATGATTTTATTAATGGTAAATTAAATAAATTAGCTGTAGTAAAGCAATTAGCTACTGGTGTGACTTTTAAGGCTTTAAACACTGCAATTATTAACTTTTTTGATAGTAATCCAGAATCAATGGGGCAACGCATTTCTAGAATTACATGTTTAGAATATGATAATGTAGATAAAATAGCTCATGTTATTATAATTTCTAGTACAGAGCAAGTAGAATTAAATTGGTTAAAAAAGAGTTTGAGCTTTTTTAGTGAAAATAAAATTAATTATATTAATTTATGAGAATGCAGACTTTGAGTGAATTACAGCTCTATATTAACTTGTTAGAACAGACTAAGGGAATTAAATATTCTGATTATAATAAATTAATTGAAGATTTAAAATATGAATTCAATGTATTAACAACAATTGATGAGTTAAATAGAATTTATGAACCAACCATAGATGAAGAAATTCTTGATGCTAGTCTTCTTTTAAAGAATATATTTAGTTGGTAAAATTAATAAATAAATAATATGAAGAAAATAGTAATATATTATGCTTGCTTTAATGGAGGTGATGGATCAGTACATTTGAGATGGTATTTAGATGGTAATAAAGCTTCAGATGAAGAAGAAAATCAAAATGAAGGTTGGGGTGAAGATTGTACTGGAAGTGTAGAAACATTTGAAGGTTCTGATATACACCTAGAAGCAATTAAAAATGAATGAAAGAAGTAATTGAAAGATGTTTAGCAAGCTCTCTTAATTTATATCAGTACTTCATTCTCAATTCTTTATATAATGAAGAAGGTGAAAAAATAGTTCAGTATTGTATCAGTGTTGAAAAGATACTAACTAAAGATTTTATATACTTAATTGATAAAGGATATTTAGAAGAAGTTAAAGATAGAAAATTAATTGAAATTAATGATTTAATATTAACAGATAAGTTTGCTTCTGAAATATTAAAAATAAGTAATACAAAGAATATAACATTTGATGTAGCTTTTAATCAACTTAGAGAACATTTTCCTAGTAAGGCAGGAAATAGTGAAAGAAGATTACAAGGTGATGTTGAAAGATGTAAAAGACTATATCAAAATACTATTGTTAAAAATGGTAAAATTGATT